GTTGCGACTCCGGTCGGAGCAGATGTTTGAGTATAAATTTTTGTTCCATCTGCACCTTTAGGACCAGCCGGTCCCGTTGCTCCTTTTTGTCCAGTATCTCCTTTCGGTCCAGTCGCTCCAACTACTCTACCTAAATCAACTGTGCTTGCCATTTCTTACCTCCATTTTACTTACGGATAAATTGCAATCAAATGTCCATTCGAATCAATCTGAAACGTCGGGCTATCACCTTTATCGCCTTTGTCGCCTTTTGCTCCGGTTGCACCGGTGGCACCTTTTGCACCTGTATCTCCCTTATCTCCTTTAGCTCCGGTTGCACCGGTGGCGCCTTTTGCTGCTATCTGTAACCAATAAGTCGTATTCGTTGGAATGATACTAGAAGAAGCAGTGTGGCTCTTGATACAGGCATAGGTATTGCCATTGTATGTAACGATATCAATATAAGATGTATCATTCACATAAGCAGTTCCGGATGCCCATGCATTTTTCAGTCTCATACTGACACCGGTCGAACCTTTTGCTCCGGTATCTCCCTTTGCTCCAGTTGCGCCAGTGTTTCCGGTTGCTCCTTTTGCTGCAATTTGAGTCCAGTATGTAGTATTTGTCGGAACGATGTTGGAAGAAGCAGTATGACCTTTTGCACAAGCATAAGTACTGCCGTTGTAAGTCACAATATCAATATACGTCCCATCATTGACATAAGCAGTTCCAGATGCCCATGCGCCTTTCAAACGCATACTCACACCTTTTGCACCTTGTGCCCCCTGCGGTCCCTGCGCTCCAATCGGTCCTTGCGCACCTGTCTCGCCTTTTGCACCTGTCGCTCCAGTAGCTCCTGTTGCCCCCTTGATATTGCCGGTCTTCGACCATGCACCAGAGGCTCTTTTATATACATCAAAATTCGATGTATTTAAGAAGAAATCTCCGTCTTTTCCCTGTGATGCAGATGGTGCAGCTGTTCCGGTCAACCATGTTGCGCCATCTGCGCCCTTAGCTCCGGTTGCACCTGTTGCACCCTTTGCACCTGTCGCTCCGGCTGCACCGGTATCACCTTTATCACCCTTGTCACCTTTTGGTCCTTGTAAGTCAACTACCATCTGGAAACCGGAGATATGTACTTTATACCCTGCCGGAAGTCCCGCTTTTAACTTAATTCCCTTTCCGTCTGAGTTTTCAGTAAATGTCGTTCCATCCTGTCGTACACCATTAACATATACTTCCAGAGCATTTCTTTTTAACGGAAACTGATAATCTGTCCAAGAAAAAGAAGTCTGTCCCTCTGTAGAGGTAAAAATCTTCTCAAAACGAATATAACTTTCTGTACTTCCTGCCGGTCCCTGAACACCCTGTTCACCTTTATCACCTTTCGGTCCCTGTGGTCCAGTCGCACCAGTATCGCCTTTGTCACCTTTTACACCCTGAATACCCTGTGGTCCCTGAATGCCTTGGTCTCCTTTATCACCTTTCGGTCCCTGAATACCTTGTGCACCAGATAAGTCAACGATATAAGTATAGGCACTTGAACTTTTGCAATATAATTTACCGGTATCTACATCATTTACACTTCCGGTATCAATCATGACAAAACTTCCTACACTTACTCCATCTGTAGAATATCCAGCGTTCATGGCTGATACACTTTTGTAAATTTTAGCGATTTTAAACGGCTCTCCTGGGTCACCTTTTAGCCCCTGCTTTCCTTGAGGTCCCTGTGGTCCCTGTGCTCCTTGCGGTCCCTGCGGACCGATTACTTTACCTAAATCAACTGTACTCATTATTTACTCCTTTAATCTTCATAAATTGCAATCAAATGTCCATCGGTATTTATCATCATCTGAGGTGTTTTTCCATCTTCTCCTTTTATTCCCTGAATCCCCTCTACCAACTGCATAGAAGTGGTGGAAATATCTGAGATTTTTTCTAAGATGGTTTTCTGTGTCGTTCCAAATGTCGGTGAAATAGAATATCCATTCTCGTCAAAAGTCTCTGTCGTCTCAACAATTCTCTCATTCATGTTTACTGCATATTCACGGTCAACCGTTACAACGATATCTCCGATATCCCATTTAATTTTATACTGGGAAGAATCCACTTCTGAGGAGTAAGTGTCATTACAAGCACATTCTGCCAGTTTTGACTTTCCTCTATCTGGAAGTGCTGTATCATCTTCTATATCTCTTGCATCAACAAACAGCTCATACCGCTCTAATCCAGAATTTTCATTTCCAACATAACGAATACGGCGCTCTGCTCCCTCTCCCTGTCCTGCTACAATCGCAGTATTTTTATATTCAGAAATATCTGAGATAAATTCCCGATTTGTGACATTATCATAATCTACATTAAAAATCATTGGTGGACGATTGCTTTGATTCGCAGAACGGTCAACTCCCTCTAAAACTTCAAATAAAAGCTGTTGGTTTTCCGGAATTAGTGAAATACTCACACCAAGCCCCGATGCTTCGCATAGAGCGGTTACTGCCTCATCTAAATTGTCATACCTGGTCTGGTAATACACTCTGTCGCCACGTCCTGAGGATGCTTTCACCTTTAAAAATGGAATATTTCGCTTTGTATCTGTCGCATTTGTGGCATTCGCTTTTACTAGACTGCAGATAATATTTTCTGCAGTGTCATGAAAACTATGATATGCAAGCCCTTTCGGAGGGTACGTTATACGCTGCGTTAACAAATGCAACAGTGTATATCCACTGATGGTTGCGGGTGTACTAGAATTATCATCGTCAGAACATTCAATTCTCTTGATAATTCCAGTTTTCTTCCTGTCATTATCCAGCATAATATAGTTCCCTATTTTCATCTGCTTCGTAATTCTATACACAAAAATTTGGAACGTCCCGTATTTTGTCCAGCGTGTAATAAATTCCAACCCCTCATAAGCATCCAGTTCACCGATAAATTTCAAGTTTTTATCAAAAAATCTTACGTTAATTCGTTTATCCATATACTTCCGCTCACCGCCCCTGATGGTGTTGTGCTCTGTGTATAGATGTTTCGCCATCCTGTTCCTTGCTGTTGTTTAAACCACTCGTCAAACAGACGCTGATTTTCTTTCATTGCGGCATTATAAGCAGTTAAAGTTTTTGGACGAATTGCACCGCATACAAGATTATTCGACCTCTCATCTCTTTCAAGTGTAATTCCTCCGTTTTTAGTCACTCTATACTGTCCTAATGACAATTCATAAATAGAATCCGTTCTTGTAAGCGCCGGTGTTGATGGAGCACTGGATGCACCGCCAGCTCTTACAAGCAGTCTCACAGATGATTGAGCAACATTCAACTGCAAAATCACTCTATATTTTTTTGAATAATTTACATCCGGAGAAAGCTGGAACTCTTTTGGCGAATCATTATAATGATAAAAACCTTTTAAAATAGCAAATCCTTTTCCTACCGTCACTTTTCCGGAACTGATTGCAATTGGGTACTGCATAGAACCATCAGAATTTACTGCAATTCCGGATTCATAGATATTATCAAAATACCGGTTAAATTCTTCCTGCCCATATTCCGTACCCCCATTAAAAAATCCATAATATTCCATTTTACACTCCTATATATCTGTTTTTGTATCGTACTTCCACGGACTGAGGGTCTAAACCGTTTTCAGACGTATATTCAAGCATGTTATCACCTACTTGCAAGGAGAAAAATACAGACTGCAGATCAATGTAATCAAATGCATCTGTGCTTACTCCACCTCTTATAATTTCAACTTTCTTCTGTCCAAAAGCAGTATTGATATACAAAATATCATCCGAAGTCAGTTCCCTCTTAATTCGGATAAATTCTCCTGTAGACAAATTCGTAATCTTAGGATTAACTGCCGGTCCGTGAAAATAAATTTCAATAGGTGCTTCTGTATGTCCGGAATTAAAGACGTTCTTTTTAGGTTCTCCCCTCTCTTTGAGCTTAAAAGGGAGCGTGAATTTCCACGCCCACCCTTTTACCCATGTAGAAATTGCCTCTCCAGTCTGCACAATGTCCTTGAACATTGGATCCATACAGGAAAGTTCTATTTCAAATTCAAGAACATCATAAATATTCTGACTTGTAAAACGAAAACTTTCTACTTCGTATTCAATTTCTCTTTCCACACCAAGATGATTCACCGTTAAAATTCCGGAAGAAAACGGACTGAAAAAACGGATTAATTCCTGACGCTTATCGGATTTATCCTCGTTTCCGAGATAATCCGCTGAAATAGCAATCGGTCTTGAAAGAACTTTTTTTCGCTTTAACCGTTCTCCAATAAAGTTCGAATTTACGCTTTTTTCCAGTTCATAATCTGTTGCTTCAATTCCGGAATATTCTGTTACACCAAAATCTGGCTCATCTAGTACAAGCGTCTCTTCTCCTTTCGAAAAGCTAAACACTATCCTATTCAAGTTAATGCCAACCTCCTTGCTTCTTTTCTGAGAGCACGGCTCATCTCTACTGGAGACTGAACTGGCTGATAGAAATTAATCTCCTGTTTCACTTCTGTATTTTGAGAAGCTGCATGTCCGTAAGCCTGTGGTGCTCTTTCGAGCATTTTGTTTGTCGTGATTCTGGAAACTGTTTCACTTACTGCTCCTCTCATCATTCCAAGCAGAGACTTTACATCCACCTGCATGGCATCGGTTACCATTTCCGCAGCCTGTGTTACAACAGAAGTATTATCTTCCATTCCTCCACTGATACCGTAATCAAACATCTTACCAATCCAGCCGCCCACTCGTGATGGAGAATGAATTTGTAAGTTTGCCTTTGCCGCATTAGCTGCCGCACTTGCTACAGATGCCGCTGCGCTTGCAACCCCATAACCGCCCGCACGAATACCATTCGCAAAGCCATTTGAGAAGTTTACTCCAATCGAATAACTGCCACCAGAATTATTTGCCAATGCTTCTCTTGCTCCACTTCCAAGAGAAGCCGCTGCCGATGAAGCACTACCTTTCTTTTCATTAATTCCGTCTACAAAACTGGAACCCAGCTTGTTTCCCTGAGATTTTGCAGAACTTGCTACATTAACACCACTCAATCCTTTCGTTGCCGCTGTTCCAAGTCCTCTTGCCGCACTCGAAGCACTATTTGTTCCATTTCGGATTCCAGCTGCAAACTGATTTGTTGCGGTTTTTGCCTGTTGAGTAAAATTACTCGGGATATTTGTTCCTTTTAAGGAAGTTTTTGCAGAGTTTCCAAGTGCAGATGCTGATGATTTTGTATTTCCCTGCCCTGCTGATAATGTCCTTGCAAAACTTTGTGTTGCTGATGTCGCTGCGGTCTGATAGTTTCCAGCAACAGACATATTTCCAAGACCAGATTTCGCCGCATTTCCAAGAGCTGATGCTGCCGATGAAGCACTACCCGCCCCGCTGTTCAAGCTATTTACAAGCCCTGATACTGCACTTTGAGACTGGGAAGAAAATGTTCCTGGCATATTTCCGGCAACGATTCCGGTATTTGCCGCATTTCCAAGAGCCGATGCTGACAACTGCATAGATTCTGCACTGCTCAACAAATATGTATTCGCTGCTGATGCGGCGGCAGATGCATTTGAGCCAAACACTGCCGGCATGTCTGCCGCCGTAAATCCAGTTGCGCCAGACTGAGCAACTGTTAATGCCGCCATATACAGTTCTTCCTGATGCGCAAGCACTTCATCTACTGTCATTCCGCACGCTTTTGCCGCCGCAAACACTGCTCCGGAATAATCTGTTTCCGTAAATCCTCGTGTAATTGCACTTGCACTGTTTCCTGCCGCTGTCCGAATAAAATCCTCACCAGTTTCAAGCTGATTGATTGTGGAATCAACTGCATCACTTGCTTTCTGAGCAGGAGTAGTCTGCGTATCAACTTCATCAATGCCTTGAATCAACTGTTCGATTGCTTCTGTTCCGACATCACCAAGTGCACCACTATCTTTTAAGTAGGTGGCAAATGTCTTTATGATTTCGTCAGAGGTCATAGAAGAGATGTGTTGAAATTCCGGAACTTTATCTTTCATTCCTTGCATCATCTCACTCATGCTTGAAGCTAATTCTTCTTTTCCCTCTGGACCCAATTTTTCAATATTATTAATTGCATTTGTAATTACATCTTGAAGAGTCTTTGGAATTTCTCCACCAGAGGCTTTAATTTCCTCTGCCGCCATTCTGAAGCCTTGCGACATTTTTGCATAGTCAGTAGATTCAAGTGCTTTTTCTATTGTTTCCTGACTATACTTTACACTTTTTGCTGCTTTATCTGATTCAGTTGGAATCTTTGCATAAGCATCCAAAGCCTTTTGTATACTTTCTGGTGTTCCCTCACCAAGTAAATCCATAACTTTGTCCAGGGAACTGGTTTGAACTTCTGCTTTCTTTGCTTCTTTTGTCGCCTCTGAAAGATTTTTTCTTGTGCTTTCAAGATTTTCGTTTGCCTGTTCAAATGCCTTAGCATCGTTTCCGTTCCACGCTTTTGCATACTCATCTAATGCTTTATTATACTGTTTCTGGGCTTTTGTTAAATCTGCCTGTATTTCAGACTGCTTCTGCAAATTATCGGCA